CCTACTTAAGTAAGCAAATGGTTTATTTAAAGTTTTTAAAGAAAGCTCAATTATGTGCTGAACAAGTAATAGCTCTACATCCATCATTACCTTTTCTCGACCAGCGTAGTAAAAATAGATATACATCCTTAATAAATACCTTTAGCAAACATCTTGACTACATTAGGGTAATAAACAGTAAAAAGGCTTTTGCTGACGTTTATGTCCAGACTGTTCTCTGTATAACACAATGGAAAGACCATAGTAATGGTTTAGTCTATGAAAATGATTTAACTGGCGTTAAAACTGTATTACCTAATAATAAACCTGACTTATATACAAACCACTTAGGCTATAACAAATTATGGAATAGGTTTTGGTTGCTGCAAGAAGAAGATAGTATATTAAAATGGAAAATACCTAAGAAACATACTTTAACTAACGGTTATGTTTTAGAGCTACCTGCATTAAGAGGTAATATACATAAGGATGACAATAGAAAGTTTTTTAAGCCTGATACATTCTCATATCTTCAAAAGGATGTTAAACCTAAGCCGGCTGCAGAAACACAAAGCAGCAATAGAAATAAATTTTGGTTTAATACACTCTTCGAAGCAGAACAATTCTGTAAGTATCTTAATACTGACTTTGCCAGAGGGACGCTCGGCATCGTTAAAAGAGACTATCACCCTAAATATAAGAAAACTCCAGCAATAGACCTAATGCAACCTTTTACTAACGCATCATTATACACAACCTTCAGTCTAACACAACCAGAGATTGACTTTATAGACTGGATATTATCAGAATGAAATGGGACTGTATTATCACTAACCCGCCATTTAACGGCAACCCAAATGCTACTCGTATGAACAAGGGAGGTAAAAGAAATACTCCTAAGTCTATATGGGCAAAGTTTATGTTTAAAGCTTTTGACAACTGCAAACATCTTCTATTCTTAGGTCCAGATAAATGGAGAGGAGACTTAGACTTTTACTTAACGTTTAAAGGAGGAGTAAATAAAAATAGAGGTAATAAAGGAGAATGCTGGAAGATAAAAGAGAAGCTAATGGGCAAACGCGGACTGAAATATATAAAATTCTATGGAGATAGAATATGGCCAGATGTTAAAGCTACTGTAGATATATTACATTGGCACGAGGATTACTCTGGTTTAACGGAAATAGATACACTTGATGGTTTAATAACATTAGACTTAAAAGCTTACTGGGATAAAGGTAATTGGGTATTACCGAGTAGAGATATATGGCACACTCATAAAGCACTGATGGACAGACTTTATAAATGGGGTGCAGACAATAAAATATTATTAAGAAAAACTTTTACTGGTTTAGATATAAAGGATAAAACAAAACCACAAGGCAATTATAGATATGCACACGGAGTAGGATGGGATAAAGATGTATGGAAATGGAAAGCAGAAGCACACATACATCAAAACACACCTAAAGTCCTTATCAGTATGATTAGAAAACCCAGAGCTCTATACTATAAAGACTGTGGAATAGGAGATAATATGCATTACTGTTTAGTGCAAGATGCTAATGAAGGTAGTCATATAGAAAAGATAATACGCAGTGATGATATGAAAGAAGTCTATAGGCTATTCTGTATAGAATGTGGAGATGCTGCTCGTCCTCCATACTGGATGTATAAATGGCTCAAAATTTGATTTACAAAACTTTTTTTATTTTTTTTTAACAAATCTGAGATGTTTGCTATAGTAAGTGATATATAAGATTATAGGAACCTAAAAACAAAAACAAAGCAAAACAAAATAAGGTTTCGGAAAGACAAAAAAAATGAGTAATACATCTAAAGAACTTCTATTCGGCACGACATCAAACAACATCACAAAGTGTTATAAAGGTATGGCTTTATGTCCAATGGCTTTACGCAGACTATATGACGCTAAGGCAGCAGAAGACGGTAAAATACACTGCATCTATAAAATTGTTGATAGGACAAACAACTTCGAATACTACGGTAAGATAAACACACACTCTTTTACTAAATTCAAGAAGTATGTAGGAAGCGGAAGTCTTTTACGTTTCTTCATTAAAGAAAAAGGCATTCATAACTTTGAGCAACACCTTGTAGAGTTCTTCGAAACATCTTGTGAAACAGAAATCAGAGAAAGAGAAATTGTTGATGCAGACTATTTAAAAAGCGCTGATACATATAATATGGCAATAGGAGGAAACAACCATTTTAAAGAGCCTAAGAAATCATTTCACGATAAAGCAACAGGTAGAACATTCGTTTGCTCCTCACACGCTATCGATAGAATACTAAGCACTTGGGAAAGAATGGACATAGGACAAAGTGATGAATTTACAAACAACTCACACTGGATAAAGAGCGGCACAATGAAGAAAATCGCAAGCAAGAATAAAGTAATAAAACTAAATAGACTTGTAGATGAACAATACGAAGAGATAAGCGCACCTACACATCAACTCCTTCAGTATCTTAACTTAGGATGGGAAGTTAAATCACCAAAACTCTGGATACACAAACCCGAACAACAAGTCTATAGAAGAGGAGAGAACTGGCGTCAAATCAGCAGCAAGACAAAAAACATTATGAAATTTGTTATGCAAGGATATGTGCCCGGTCGTCCTCCACGTTATGAAGGCGCAGTAGTAGATAAAAACTTTTATCATAGAAAACAAAAAGCATTAAACAAATTAGCTAAAGCTTAATATACTAAATATATCTGAACTCCACTTTGACCTTAAAAGCTCTTTAAGTTGTTTCGTAATTGGCTATATTATTTAGTCATCTTAAAGGGTGTTTTCTTAAGAAAGATTTGGTAGGTTTAAATATTCTTCGCACGGAAAGAAGCTCATTTCGAAAGATTTGGGCTTTTTTTTTACTCAAAATCAGACACTTAGACAAATTACACTTGCTTTGCTGTAAAACTTTATGAGTAGATTTTATATTATCGTAGATAATATATTAAAAAGAGAAACATACAAAACAATAACATTTTTTTTACAATATTTATAAATTTATAAAAGAATATGATATTTACTAAATAGAGGTCCCAAAATGAGTGAGCAAGTAAAAGTTAAAGATACGATAAACACAGATAAGAAGCCAATGGAAGAAAGCGCTAAGCTAAGTGGTAAGTCTGAGCAAGAGATAATAAAAGGCGAAGACTACGTTTCTCCTCTACAACATCCTGATAAACTAAATACACTTATCAGGGATTTAGAAGTGCCTTCTCAAGTAAGAGGTCATTTAAGTAGAGGAGATAAGGAACGCTGGAAATCTGTTGTTGAGCAACTTCTTGTTAGAGGTATTAAGTCAAGTCGTAAAGTAGCTGCTATTACAGGCTTAACTCACGTTGCTGCTAATAACTATATTAAAGAGATAAAGGAAGAATGGCAAAGTGATTTAACTCCAGGTAAAGTAAATGTTAGAAGAGAACAGTTATACGGAGAGAACGAAAGAATTGCAGACTTCTGCTGGAATATGATACATATTGACCCATTAGCAAAAGAAGTCCCATCTTATCTGAAAATTATAGGAGAAACAAATACTCGTCGTAGTCGTTTAGTCGGTGCTGAGCAAATTACATTAGCAGTGGGACAAATAGAAACAAACCATATAGATACGAATATCATACAAACCCAAGCTGCTGCTAAACTCGGCGTGCCAGTTATCGCTCTAAAAGAGTTAGGAGAAACAATTGCGGCTAAGATGATACTACCTTTAGATGAAGAAAGCAGCAAGGAAGACGATGAAACACAAAGCGAAACAAACAGCGACAGTAAAGACAACAATGAAAATAACTCTCCCAGCTGATGTTTGGGTTTTAGCAGATAGTGATGAACCCATTAAACACCATATCAGCACACAAGAAGACTTAGAGGCAACTCTACATATTGCAAGCACTTGTGGATGGAAGATACAATACAACAAAAAAATAATATTCGAATAACTCAATTCTCCCAGGGAGCGAGTTAAGTTAAGTTATTATATTTATTACAAACAAAAAAAAGGAGACAATTATGAGTGATGATACTTATGTAGAACTATATACAGGCAGGAGAAGTTAAAATGGCAGAATATCTACAGAAATGCGAAAACGAAGAATGCGAAATGACAGTTTTCAGTGATAGACGCAAGATGAGCGAAATAGATAATGAAATAAAATGCCCACTTTGCGAATGTATAGCGCCCAGAACAATGCATATGCCAGCTTTTCATTTAAAAGGCAATTGCTGGTTTAAAAACGGATACGGGACTACAGATGCAAAAGGAAGACCTATGGCACCTACAAAAACTCTACAAAGCTATACTTCTAACACTGCACGTAAATCTCATAAAAAGTGAGTATCTACGTTTAACCACGTTTTAATAACTCGAGTATAAATGATAGTTTATATAAGCAGATAAAAACATTTAACAGGGAATAACGTCGATATTAATATTAAATTAAAACTTTTTTTAAAAAAAATTGCACAAAGTTTGGTTTTTTACTATACTAATTGATATATATCTATATAAGATATCAAAACAGGAAAATAGATAATGTCAATAAAAAACCTTAAAGCAGATTTAAAAGAAATCTTTGCAATGAAGAGAGCTCCGAAAGATATACGAACATTTGATGTAATGCGCCACGTATATGATATGCATCGTAATGACTTAAAATGCGAAAGAGATATATTCATCTCAACAAAACATCTTAAGAATATGAACATCAACCAGAACGTTTCTAAGCAATACTTCGATACTTTCGTAGAATGGGACAATAACGAATATACATACACAAAAGGCTTATGCAGAACTATTAAATGTTTTACACAACCTTTCGTGGATTTATACAACAAATATAAAGAATTACCTATATCAGATGTTGTAGTTAAGTCTTACTCTCATTCTACTGAAGCTATTAAAGATAACTTATCAGAGTTAAACGCAGCATCAAATAAAGCTTTTGGTGAAGATACTCGCGACTATTACACAAGCACTCCTAACTCACCCTTTAGAAAATATCATCCTCTACAGAATACTAAACGTGCTGATAGAGAATGGCTCTTCGAAGGTAAATGGGATGTAGATATTACTTCTTGTAATGGAAGCATTGCCTGGCACGAGTTAGACTTAGTCAATAGCAATAACCCAATGGCATATCTATTAAATCCTGAATTTAGCGATATCTTACTGAATATGCTACAAGACGCATTTAAATGTGATAGAGCAAAAGCTAAAGAATATCGATGCATACTAACTTCAGACTATAAAACATTATACGGTGTAAAATGGTTTGATGACTTACACATTGAAATAAACAAAAGAGCTTGGCGCAAGTTTGGCACAGTAATGCACAAAGGCAAAGAAGTTAAAATTGATACCCTTCATAAATACTTTACTTATGTAGAGCAAAACATAATGGAAGGCGTTAGCTCAATGTGTGATGAAGTTTTAAGAATACACGATGGACTAATATCAAATACTAAACCAAACAAAAACTACGTAGAATATAACGGCAATAGATACACACTTAAAGTTAAGCAAATGGGAGAAGCATAATGAATAACATTAAGAAGAAACATCCGAGCGAAATACTATTTCAAGAACGCGGCGGAGAATTAATTATCTGGAAGTTTAAAGGTAAGAAACCACACAATGACTTAATGCAAAGTATATTTGTAAAATCACAATATATCAGCTCACAAGGTGGTCACCAATGGGAAATGCTTACAGATGGTCAAACACATATAGTCAATCCAAACCGTATGGTTATCTGGGATGTTCAGTCCTCATACGAAGAAGAATGGCGCGCTGGTGAAGAGTTAAGAAATAAACAACAAGAAGAACTGATGCGTAAGCTAATGCAAGAAAGAGGCGTAGTTCTTAAGGGGGTAAGCGAATGAGTTGCGGTCAAGTTGTTGTTGATTACGTCTTACAGATGTGTTATGTTATCCCTTGTGAATATACTGAAATTTCTATTAACTACTTCGAGAGATTGCAGATGCTGGGTATTGTTTAAGTAAAAAAGCAGTATCCAGAATATTCTCTGTTTAAACTTTGCTGCTTAAATGGATAATTACTATTAGCGGAATATAAAATAAAAACAGAGAATATTCTCAAAACTATTATTAATAAAAATATTATTTTCATTTTTTTTTGATTTTTTTATACTTTTTCTGGTTTTAGCATATACTTATATATGTGAAGGACAAATACAAAACTTCACGAAGGACATCAAAAAATGGAAAAACAATATACACCAGGACAAAGATTTACACTTGCACGATGCAGTGAATTACTATTTACTCACGGCTCAAAAAGCGGTGATGATGCTGTTTTTGCAACACCTGTAGTTGAGGTTGTTAAATCAAGACTTAAGAAAAAAGTTAGGTTTAAACTGATAGATGGCGGGTTTGTTATGAAACACGGACTTCAGATCGAAAGTTTTAATATACCAAGCACACTTCAAGTAGCTCATACGTTTGATGCTTATCTTGATGATGGATGGGCAAACGTAGAAATAGAAATAAAAGATGCACATTGGGACGCTGAGAGTCAAGAATACGCATATCACACTAAAAAAGACTTCGTATGGATGAAGCTAAATAAGGACGTTGCAAAATGAAAACAGATCTGTTTATTAAAAACCCAATTCTCTTTGCCGTATCAAACAACTATGAAGCACAAACACCACATATCAGACACGTTTTAGAAACGTTAAATCAATCTGTTGCAGAAACCTATTTTTATCCTGCTGATGGAAAAGCTAGCGGCTCGTGGAAAGATATTAAAGACCTTAAGATTGAGATATCCGCTTTCGGAATAGACTATACTTGGAATGAAGTCGATGATGATGGTAATACCTACGAAGATAACGCAGACTTTGAGTGGCTTGATAACTATGAATACTGTGATTATGACGTAGGTTATTTAGATGATAAGACAATGAATTTACTCATCGAAGACGCAAAAGGCTTGCAGACAGCAATGCAGATAGCAAATATGTAAGTAAGGAATAAGTAATGAAAACAGCAGATCCGAAAAAAGGGCAACTATGGGAGATGGACGTCTGGAGCCCAGAAGGCAACTACAAGCAGACTGTTTTAATACTAAGCAATAAGAAAGTATTAGATACAGAAGTATATGGGGAAGAAGGCTGGGCTCTTTGGGAATGTTTAGTTGATGGTAGAAAAACAACTTTACCTATATGGATGTTTAATACTGCAGAGTTGCTCTGTATGAAGCCAGTTCATTCTTCTCCATTATCTATGAAACATTGAACACATAACGTCTCTTTATAATAACCTTCAGCAAACGCAGTAATGTGATATCGGTTTGTCATAACTCCGCACGTGCTGCATTTCAATTCTTGCTCGGAAGGTTTGATAGCTAATTGAGCACCTTTAGTTCGAAGCTCTTGCCATAAGACTTCAAACATTCTCTCTATGCGTGTTATATCATCAGCAAGTCGTTTTATATTTTCTTCACAAACTCTTAAGTCGTGATGATGCTGTTTAACGTGTTTGTCTAAGTCTCTATTTTTCAATGATACATCCTCTTTTCTAATTTCTGTTGCCCAAGACAACATTGTTTTATTATTTCTATTATTAAATCTTCTTTATTCGGATCCGAAATACCTGTAAGTAGCTCAAGTAGAGTAGCTGTTTTTACTTCATCAAATTCTAAAGCTGCTTGTGTTATCTCATCGTTAGCAAACCTATGTGCTATTTCAAACATTTCATCAGTAGAAGCTTCTGGAGTATAATGATAGTGTGGGATAAGGCATTCAATAGCAATGAGATGGTTATAAGTCCAGTCAATAATATCTTTACAGACTTTTTTCTCCCATTCTGTTGTTTGAGGAGGAATATAACTGTCTTTTATCTCATCCCATTCTTCTTGTGTAAAGTGGAAGCCCTCGACTTCTATTTTTTTATTCTTATCGTTCATCTGTTTTACTCTCTGTTAAATAATTTGTAAATCCATTGTAGATACATACGTCGTCAATAAACATCAATCTGTCTTTAAACAGAACCTTATATATGTTTATACCTATATGCTCTAATATATGATAGTTTTGTGTGCAAGTATCAACTATAATTGCAAATTCGATCGAATTGTTTTGTAAAATAGGAACCATATCTCCTTTTTTGTGTTTGTGTAGCATAAATACCTCCTTAGAAGTAAATATACATTAGAAACGTTTTACCCCTCTACTCTTTAAAAACTCTTTTTCGTTATCATAGGCATCAAGGGGCGCAACATCTTTAGCTTTTAGAGAGATAAGTGAGCTGTTTGTGTCAAACCCACCGTATGTGACCGTTGTATTTGCATCCCAGATAATATAAGAAAAGAAATGGGAGTAATATGTGTTTTTATCTCTATACTGATTACCTTTGTCGTGTGAATAGTCGCTGATAATGCCTATACCGCAAACTTCATCATATGGGTCGTAATACCAAACAGCTTCTCCAATGTCATATAACCAAACCATAAAAACTCCATAATTTATATATTCTTTAATATATATGTTATAATAGTAAAAAAAAGAGAGAGTAAGTTTATGTCATCACAAATATCAGAATTATTAGCAACTGCAGAGGGAAGAAGAGCTTTAGCAATAGCTTCACCAGTATTCTTTGACAGTTATTATCTTGCAATGCAAGCAGCAACTCATAGAAACAATTGGTTAAATACTGTAGAAGATATCTCTACAAAAGCAAAGCAGAATAATGATAAAGGCAAACTCTTAGTTTTAAGTAGTCGTGGCCACGGTAAGTCATTACTTGCTATTAGTTATTGTGTTAGACAAATCTGTATGAATAGAAACATATCTATTTTATTTATCAGTGCATCTGCAGGTCAAGCTGAGAAACGTGTTAGACTGATAAAACAATTCTTAGAGAGTGATAAAATAGTAGAAGACTGGGCAAGTGGTGAGATGCCGGCTTTTAAAGGTCCAGATACTAAATGGACTTCTACACAAATGTATGTTAATAGAGATGGCTCATCTGTCGATCCGACTTTAGAGGCTATTGGGTCCGGTGGTAAAATAACAGGTGCTCACGTTGATATTGTAGTTATTGACGACTTAGAAGACGACTTAACAACAGCTTCTGCTGGCGTAAGGCAAAAGACGAGGGACTGGCTTGCAGCAACCGTGACACCTATTCTAAATCAGGGTGGTATGATGCTTGTTATAGGCACTCGTAAGAGCGAACAAGATGTATATGCACATATGAAAAACGATCCGACTTATAGAGTTATAGAGGATGCTGCTATTAAAAAGTGGCCAGATAGCTTTGAGTATATAACGGGAATGGATGAAGGCGGAAACGAATTTATCAAAGAAGTTAAGGTAGTAGGAGACTATGAAGTTCTATGGCCAGAATTTAGACCTATAGAATATCTCTTAATGGAGCGAAGGAGTATGGGCTCACACTTATTTGCACGTGAGTTTCAAAACCAAGTTCAATCTGAAGATGATGCAATTATTCGTAGGGACTGGGTAGAAAAAGCTAAAAGAACAAACTACTCTTTAGATATGCCTCCTCCTATAAACTTATCAGAATGTTTAGTAGTCCAAGCTTGGGACTTATCTATCGAAGCAGATAAGAAAAAAGCAGTGAGTAGAGATACAGACTATACTGCAGGATTTACTTTAGCAAGAGATAGGGATGGTAAAATATGGGTCTTAGATGTTTTTCACGAACGTGGTATAACTCAACAAGGTATAATGAATGCTATAGTTAAGATGTTTGAAAACTGGCAAGACTATGTTAAGGAAGTATGGGTAGAGAAAAATAGTTTTGGAGCATTACACGTGCAACAACTTCAGAGAACTTCATTACCTGTTAAACCTGTTATAATGACTGCAAAGAATGCTCTTAGAAATAGTATTCATCATATTGCAGTTCTATTTGAGAATGAATTAGTTAGACTACCTTATCAGAACCCATATACACAAAATAAAATGGATACGTTTTGCGATGAATTAGTAGGTTATCCCAGCAGCGGCGTTCACGATGACCTCATATGTAGTTTTCAGCACGCAGTCTCTGCACTGAAGAAGATAGGTAATACATACGCAATAGCAGTAGGTAATAAAGTCTTAAACCATTTAGGCGAAGATATATCTGAGCCAGAATATCAAAATTCAGTAAATCAAGCATTACAAGACATAGGAGTTCAGCCATCGTATAAAGAAGAATTTGACCAGAACGACCCGTATGTAGGGAGATTTACAGGTTTAATGTCATAATTTGTGTATAAAAGAGGTAAGCGTGTTATACTTATATTAAAAGGAGGTGCATTATGGCACTTAAGAAAAGATATAAGTTATTATCAGAAAACGTTTTATTTAAGACTAAAAAGCCACACGTTTATCGTATAGAGAATAACATAAACAAACGCTTTTATATCGGAGCACATTCTGGTAAATATACAAGTTATTATGCTGGGTCTTCACCTGTTTTGGCATTAGCATATGATAAGTATGGTATTGAAAACTTTACTAAGACATTAATTAAAGAGTTTAACACGTTTAACGAAGCATTAGAATATGAAGAAACTATCATATCCGATGAGATGATTAAAACAGATGTATGCTACAACGTTAAAAAGGGTGGTCTTGGAGGTTTTGCTTCTGGCGAAAATCATCCGTGGTTTGGAAAACAACATTCTGAAGAGACTAAAGCTAAAATGCGTGCTAAAAGTAAAGGACGAAAGTTTAGTAAAGA